AAGATTTCAGGAAGACGATGACTGCAAATTCGTAGTCGGCACTATCGGTGCTATGGGTACTGGTCTCACACTCACAGCAGGTACAGTTGAAATCTTTATGGATGAACCGTGGAATCGTGCAAATAAGGAACAGGCAGAAGACCGCTGTCACAGAGTAGGCACAAAAGAGAATGTAACTATTTACACTCTTATTTGTAAGGATACGATTGATGAACGAGTGCATACTTTAGTTGAAAATAAAGGGAAAGTTGCTGATATGTTGGTAGATGGAAAAATTGTTGGAAATAAATCCGAATTACTTGACTTCTTATTAAGTTGAAATTTTTATTGACAATCAACTTCTTATATACTATAGTAATATGTAAGAAGTTAATTGGAGGTAAATATATGACAGGAATTTATAAAATAACGAATATCTTAAATAACAAGGTGTACATTGGTCAGGCAATAAATATACAAAGTAGAATCCGAGAGCACAAAGAATTATTAAATAGAAATTGTCATACAAATAATCATTTACAACGTGCTTGGAATTTATACGGTGAAGAAAAATTTATATTCTCTACTATAGAAAAGTGTGATGAAAAAATTCTAACACAACGAGAACAATTTTGGATTGATTTTTATGGCGGTATAAATTCTGATAACACATATAATCAAAGAGATGCCGGGAGTCACGGTACTCATTCAGAGGAAACAAAAGTAAAGATAAGTGAGAGGTCAAAAGGCGTTCCTAAAAAACCGGGACGAAAAGTTTCAGAAGAAGGTAAACTATCATTATCTTTAAGTCATATAGGTAAATATCCGTCTGAAGAAACAAGGAAAAAAATGTCAGCATCACAAAAAGGTAGAAAACATACTGAGGAAACCAAAAAGAAAATTGCAGAAAAAAATAAACAACGATATATTGATAATCCAGAACTGAGAAAAGAAATATCTAAACGTATGACAGGTAGAGTATTTTCTGAAGAACATAGATATAAATTAGGTAATTCAAATAGGGGGAAATCTTATAGAGATAATAAAGAGCGTACACACAAACAATCTGAAGGATTAAAACGAGCCTATAGAAATGGTAAACGAAAAGCTATATGGATAACTGTTGATGGAATTACCAAGATGCAAACTGAATGGGCAGATATAATCGGTGTTCCTCATACATCAATAATTTATCAGAGAAAAAAGGGTGGCGGTTATGCAGAAAAATATATACATGAAATGCTTATTAAAAAGGATATTAAATTACAATGAACTTGTAGAGCGTAAAGGCAAAATGGCCGATGCACTTGTAGATGGCAAACTGAACATTGATAAGGGCGCAATGCTTGACTTCCTGTTAAGCTAACGTGTTGACATATGTTTTATTCATGTGCTATAATGTATTTATAGCAGAATCGGAGGTGGTGAAGTGAGGTGAAGAAATGACTAAAAAGCAAGGATTATTAAAGTTAGAAGAGGTAGCTATTCTCGTGGGTGTCTCGTTTAAAACTATCAATACTTGGTATGCTTTTAAACGAGCAAACCCTGAGAATGAGTATGCAAAGCTATTACCAGAATATATACAAGTCGGCAAACGTGGGACAAGATATTGGAAGAAAGAAGATATTTGGAAATTCTTTCAATTCCGACAATCTATTCCTCAAGGTCGTAATGGTGTAATGGGTTGCATAACACAAAAGTATTATAAAAAGGAGAATGTAAAGGATGCAGAAAACGGAGAATCTGATGAAACTTGATGAACTTATTCCGCAGTATGCAGGAACAAAACAGTATGCCGATACTTATAAAAAGTTGGCTGATGCTGAAAATGCTCAAATCAAGGCTATCATGACAGACTTAGCACTACAGCACTACGAGGCAGGCAGTTACAAAGTAACATGTTCTGTACAAGACAAATCCACCATGAATGAAGGGAGTATGCTTGCGCTTGCCCATGAATTTGATGTACTGAGTGGTTGCATCAAAACCAAAGAATACTTTGATTTTGATGTGCTTGAAAAACTCATTTATGATGGAGAAGTTTCTGAGTCTATTCTTGAACGTATTGCCGAAGCAAAAGAAGAAAAGTTTGTTACCGTTCTTCGGCTTACTAAAGTTAAGGAGAAAAAATAATGTACGTCAATCCAATTTTAATTGGTGTAGTCGGCACACTACTTGTTGAGTTTTTTATTTTAACCATTGCATGTGGAATGGCCGCATTAAAGAAAGGAGAAGAAAATGGCAAAGACAACAACAATCAGAGCAACATCACGTATTTCAACCAAGATTCGTGATACGTTTTACACCTTTGAATACTGTGAAGAGCGGCAGATTGAAGAGAATGATAATCTGGAAGAAGAGCGTGCCGCACTATGGGAAACCTGCAACGCAGAAGTTGACCGGCAGGTTGAAGATGTAGTGAATATGTATAAAAATAATTGAAAAAAATCACTTGATTTCTGCTATAACATGTGATACTATATAAGAGTCGAGAAAGTCTTTCATAGGGTTGACGTTTTAGACATTTTTGTTCATGTTTTGTCCTCCATAACAGAATAAATGAACCAAGCCACACGAGTGCAAGTCGTGTGCAAACTGAACCTACATATCGTGTGGCTCAAAAAAGCTACTATCTTTGCTTGCACCAGAGATAGTAGCTTTTTTGTTTATAGGGAGTAAATATGCAGTCAAATAATTACATTGTAATTCAAGGTTGGATGTGTAATGAATTGGGTCTTAAAGGTAATGAACTTCTTATCTTTGCTATGATTCACGGATTTTCACAAGACGGTATTTCTAAATTTCATGGTGGTCGTAAATACATAGCAGATACATTTAACATTTCACTTCCGACTGTAGATAAAGCATTACAGAGTTTGGTGAGTAAACAATATATCTGTAAAGAAGGATTCGATGATTTTGTCAATCCCAATGTATACTGGGTGAATTTTGAAGTAGTAAAGAAACTTTACGAGGGTAGTAAAGAAACTTTACATGGGGGTAGTAAAGAAACTTTACTCAATAAAACAAGTAAACAAACAGATAGTAAAAAAGGAAAAGTAGTATCTAAAGATACTACTACAGAATTTCAATTCGGCAGTAAACAATCAAAACCCAAGAAAGAGAATTTGTATACTAAATGTTTAGCCACGATTCAAACTTTTACCAGTAATGAAACATTGAGAGATTATTTAAAGACATTTCTTGATTTACGTTTGGAGATTGCACGAGACGAAGGTAAATCATTTTACTTTGGTATGTGGACACATTTACTTGCAGAGTTGCGGCATCTTGCATTTAAGGATGATAAGTTAGATGAAGAGCTGGCGTGCGAGATTGTACTCAGAAGTACAATTAGAGGGTGGAAACATTTTTATGAAATTACTGATAACGGATTTGTAAAGAATAGACCGTGGGAGCGTGGTGTTACAAGTGAAACTGATGTAGATGATAATGCACATGAGTTAAGAAGAAAACGGAGAGAACAGAATGATTGAGCGAAAAGAAGATTGTTGGTATCGAGAAGTCTGTACTTATGAGCCGTGCACTAACTGTATTCGTTATGTAGAAATGAAGTATCTCATGGAGAATAGCGGGCTCCCTAAAAAGAAGCAGAAGCCTATTAAACTCGATGATAAATCTGACCCACAAGCATTTAAGTTTCTCGATGATATACGCAAGGATATTGTGAATTTTGTCGAAGATGGTGAATCGCTGTATATTTACAGTGCAATCACAGGAAATGGCAAAACAAGTTGGTCGATAAGATTATTGTTGAAATACTTTGACCAAATATGGGCTGGAAATGGATTCAGACAGAGAGGATACTTTATTCATGTTCCTGCACTTTTGAATAAGTTGAAAAACTTTGAGGATAAAACATCAATTCAAAAACTCCAGAAAATCTTGACAACTGTTGATTTAATAGTCTGGGATGATATTGCAAGCGCAAAGTTATCCGATTATGATATTTCACAGCTTTTAATTATTATCGACCAAAGGGTAGCAGATGGTCTTTCAAACATATATACTGGTAATATTACGAGTCGAGAGTCTATGCAGAATGTTTTAGGGGCAAGACTCGCAAGTAGAATATGGAA